TTGACGGGCTGTACTCGGGCACTGTGTACTCCACTTGCTCTTTCCCGCTGCCAGCAGAAGGCGGCGCGTTCACACCATACGCCGATCTGACGCAAGATCAGGTCTTGGGCTGGTGCTGGGCCAACGGCGTCAACAAAGACGCAACAGAGGCCGCTGTGCAGGCTCAGATCGACAACCAAATCAACCCGCCCACCATCCAGCCGCCGCTGCCTTGGGCCGCGACCCCTTTGGCATAATAGCCACTCCTTAACCACCCGGAAATACACATGGACGAGAAGAACATCAACATCGAACTCAAGCTGCCCCTGCCTGCTGTGAACTACATCATGTCGGTTCTGGCAAAGCAGCCGTTTGAGCAAGTTGCTAATTTGATTCAAGGCATCCGAGAGCAGGCAATGCCGCAGTTGCCCATGCCCGAAGTGCCCCAAGCCGAACAAGTCCAGTAAGGACGGCTGCGCGTGTTTGCCGGATATGCGTTCGCGGAACAACCCTTTGCCACCTCGGTAGGGTTTTACTACAGCGCATCTACGGCAGACACCGCTACAGCCGCTGACCAAACAGCGGCCCTGCCCACGTACTCAACGCAGGCCCAAGAAAGCGCAGCGGGCCAAGACGCCGCCACATCAACTTCAGTATTTACGGCCCTCGCGCAAGACACCGCCACGGGCTCGGATCAAGCGGTTAGCAGCAGCTTTTTTGGCTCCGTTGTCCTTGAGGCCGCGTCCCTTGCCGATACTGCCGCCTCGAACATCACGTTCCTTGCAACCACCGCCGAGACGGCCACAGCGCTTGATGCCGCCTCCGCACGCATAAACTTCTTTGTCACTGCCGCTGAAGCAGTCGCAGCCCTGGACGCGGCGCAGACAACCACCATATTTCGCGCAACTGTTGCTGAAACAGTCAGCGCCCTTGACAGCGTTTCCTTCCGGTACTTGTGGGAGCCCATCAACGACGATCAGTCGCCGGGTTGGACAGACGTACTGCCATCCATCACAATAGCGGAAGTTGCAACTTTTGCGGGTGGCACGTTTGGGGGCTTCCCATTTGCGGGCACGTACAGCCGGACATTCACACCGTACATCACAGTATGGGTTGAGATAAACAACGACCAGCCACCCGGATGGACCAACATTGATGCACCGTCTTAAATCAGGTAAGGAACCGAAATGCCCACCTATTCTCCCAGTCTGCGTGTTGAGCTGATTACCACCGGCGATCAAGCCGGTACGTGGGGCAACACGACCAACAGCAATTTTGAGTACATTTTTGACAGCGCAATTGCAGGGTACCAGACGGTCAGTGTCACCACGGCAAACCAAGCGCTCACGTACAACTCCGGCCCGACCAGCACTCCCGCGCTGAATCAGTCCATCTACGCCATGCTGCGTTTGACCACGACAACGGCGGCGGCGTTTAACGTCTACGCACCGCCTAACCCCAAGCAGTACATCATATGGAACAACAGCGGGTTTGCCGCAACCATCTACAACTCGTCCGTCATCGGCAACACCACAGCGGCAGGCACGGGCATCACCATTGCCAACAACGACCGCGTAGTGGTCTTTTCTGACGGCACTAACTTCTATGAGGTTAAGGCCAGCAGCATCACCGGCACCTTGCCAATTGCCAACGGCGGCACCGGGCAGACCACCCAGCAGACAGCCATCAACGCCTTGGTGGGCACACAAACGGCCAACCGTGTGCTGCGCTCGGACGGCACGAACTCTACGCTTGCACAAGTTGCACTTGCCACAGATGTTTCTGGCACGCTGGCTATAGCCAACGGTGGCACTGGGGCAACTACAGCGGCGGGTGCTCGTACGGGACTTGGCGCAACCACGGTTGGCGGCAGTATGTTCACGCTGACCAATCCGTCAGCCATCACGTTCCCACGGTTTAATGCCGACAACACGGTAAGCGCGTTAAGCGATGCGAACTTCCGCACAGCCATTGGTTCAACCACGGTTGGCGGAAACATGTTCACGCTGACAAATCCATCAGCAGTTACGTTCCCCAGGTTTAACGCAGACAACACGGTCAGTGCATTAAACGCAGCAGACTTCCGCACGGCTATCGGCGCAGGCACTGGCTCGGGCACAGTTACCAGCGTCACAGGAACTGCCCCAGTTGATTCCAGCGGCGGTGCAACCCCGGCAATTAGCCTTGCTGCGAGCTACGGCGACACGCAAAATCCCTACGCCAGCAAGACGGCAAAATTCTTTCTTGCTGCTCCTACTGCTGCTGCAGGCTTACCTGTATTCCGCGCAATTGCGGCTGCTGACATCCCCACACTGAACCAAAACACCACGGGTAGTTCAGGGAGCGTGTCTGGCGGTAATGTCAGTGCAACAACGGGGACTTTTTCAGGCAACGTGGCTATTGAAAATGCTTCTCCAATACTGACGCTTAAAGACACAGATAACTCAGGATTAGGGGTTGGGCAGGTTGGCCGGATATCACTCACAGACAGCCTAGATGCCGAGCGTGGGTATATCGGCTACGACTCAGCCGCTAGCACCAATTTTGAAATAAATAATTCTCGCGGAATCGTAACCATAAATGGGGTTGCGGCAGTAACAACCACAGGTGTACAAACGCTTACCAACAAGACGTTGACCAGCCCGACCTTAACAACTCCGGCGCTGGGCACTCCAGCGTCTGGCACCCTGACCAACTGCACGTTCCCCACGCTAAATCAAAACACCACGGGCAGCGCAGCAAGCGCAACCACAGCAACAAACCTTGCCGGGGGCGCAGCCAACCAAATACCCGCCCAAAGCGGCGCAGGCGCGACTACATTTATTGCAGCACCAACAGTTGCCAGCAGCTACCTCTCATGGACGGGTTCAGCCTTTTCGTGGACTACGGTAACTCCAGGCAGCACGTTTGCAACGGACATCACAGTCAACACCCTGACTGTGGGCAAAGGCCCGAACAACCCGGTGGGCACAACCACATTTGGCTTTCAAGCAGGCGCGGCTGCAACTGCATCTAACGTCCAACAAACAGCGATTGGATACCGTGCGCTTGCCACTGCCGTTGCAACCGTTGGTGCCAGCCTTGACTTTGAAGGCAGTACGGCTGTTGGATATAAAGCGCTGGAAACATCTAACCCATCCACTCTTTCATATAACACTGCGGTCGGGGCTGGGTCTTTGCGTGCGCTCACTACAGGGGGTTCTAACACTGTAGTCGGTGCCGGTGCAGCACGCAGCCAGACAACTGGTGGTTCAGCGGTTGCTATTGGGGCTGTAGCTGCGGAGCTTGTTACTACCAGCAGCAGTTATGTAGTCATTGGTTACGGAGCGGCGGGTCTTGCGACAACTCAACTTTCCTCTACAGTAGCTGTTGGTGCAAACACGCTGCTCCTTGCTTGCACCAATTCCGTAAACTCCGCCATCTATAACCGCCGCAATACTGCCATTGGGCATAATACGCTTAACGGCTTGGATGCAGAGACAACGGGGGTTGACGGCAGCAATAATACGGCGCTGGGCTACACCGCAGGGACAAGCCTCCAGTCGGGTTCCAACAACACTATCATCGGCAATGCCGCTCAAGCCAGCACTACATCCATCAGCAACGAGATCACGCTGGGCAACAGCAGCATCACAACCCTGCGCTGCCAAGTAACGTCCATCACCTCGCTGTCTGACCAGCGTGACAAGCACTCCATCGAAGACCTGCCGGTGGGCCTTGCCCTTATCAACGCCTTGCGCCCGCGCCGCTACAAGTGGGACAAGCGTGACTGGTACATCAACGAGGTGGAGCGCGAAGACGGGGTTACAGACTATGTGCCTGTGCCCCAAGACGGCTCACGCGCTCAGAACGACTGGAACGAAGGCTTTGTGGCCCAAGAAGCCAAGGCCGCTCTGGAGGCAGCGGGCGCAAGCTGGTTCCCCTTGGTGTACGAAACCAATCCTGAGAAGCTGGAGATGTCGGCAGGCAAGCTCATCCCCGTGCTGGTCAAAGCAATCCAAGAACTCACAGCGCGGCTTGAGGCGCTGGAAGCCAAGTAAAGGAGCGAATCATGGCCGACGAATCCGGGAAAGGCGCGTTGATTGAAAAGCTGACGTTTGCTGTCCTGCCGCTGCTTTTCACCTGTGTGGTGTATCTCATGTCTGCGCTGGCAAATTTAAGCCACGAGGTCACTATCCGCAACAGCAAAATCAGTCTGGTGGTCACATCGGACAATAAGCAAGCAACAAATACGGGTGCGGAGTTAGCCCGAGAAAAACTGCGCCAAGACTTGGAAAAAGAAATCCAAAAGAACCGTGATGACATCATGCACAACCGACAAGACATTGCAATCCTGTACGAAAAACTGAAGGTGAAATAATGGACTGGCTAAAACAAATTGCACCAACAATTGCCACCGCATTAGGTGGCCCGCTTGCTGGCATGGCCGTGTCTGCCATCTCCAAGGCCATTGGCGTGGACGAAAACAAAGTCCAAGACATGATCTCCAGCAACAAGCTGTCAGCCGATCAGATTGCGCAGGTCAAGCTGGCCGAGATTGAACTTCAAAAGCAGGCGCAAGAGCTTGGCCTGAACTTTGAGAAACTGGAAGTTGAGGATCGCAAAAGCGCCAGGGACATGCAGGCTACCACGCGCTCCATGATGCCCCCCATCTTGGCTGGCGCAGTCACGCTAGGCTTCTTTGGCATCATGGTGATGATGTTCTTCAACCAGATCGACAGCAGCAATCCGGCCATCTTGATGATGTTGGGCAGCTTGGGCACGGCGTGGACAGGCATCATCGCCTACTACTTCGGCTCGTCTGCTGGCTCCCAAGCCAAGACTGATCTGTTATCAAAGGCTGCAAAATGAAGCACAATTGGGAAGAAGCACTGGAGCATGTCCTCGATTACGAGAAAGGATATGTAAACCACCCCAACGATCCGGGCGGCATGACCAATCTAGGAGTGACCCGCCGTGTATGGGAAGAATGGACTGGCAAGCCTGCCACTGAAGCCGACATGCGGGCGCTTACACCTGCAATGGTTGGCCCCCTTTACAAAAAGCGCTATTGGGACGCTGTGCGCGGGGACGATCTTCCTAGCGGGGTTGATCTGTGCGTTTTCGATGCTGCTGTCAATGCTGGTGTTGGTCGCGCTAGTAAATTTCTACAGCAAGCTGCTGGAGTGACTGCGGATGGACAGATCGGACCCAAGACGATAGCTGCCGTGACAGCCAAGCCCGCAGATGAAATGATCGCGGCATTCTGCGCTTTGCGCGAGGCCCACTACAAGAGTCTGCCCACCTTCGCTACGTTCGGTAAAGGCTGGATGCGCAGGCTTGCAAGCGTCAAAATTGAGTCAACCGACATGGCGTAAGGTCCACAATGCCGCTTCAAAAACTTCAACTGCGTCCCGGCGTCAACCGCGAATCAACCACGCTTGCCAATGAGGGTACGTGGTTTGAGATGGACAAGGTGCGGTTTCGCTCAGGCTACCCTGAAAAGCTGGGGGGCTGGGTTAAAGACAGCGGCCCCAACACATCCACGCTGCAGCCCAGCACAGGCACGCTGTGGGGGGTATGTCGATCCCTGTTGAACTGGTTGAACCTTGCTGGTTTTAACTTGTTGGGGCTTGGCACCAACCTGAAATACTACATCCAAAACGGCACGGGCGGCGGCTTCTACGACATCACGCCAATCAGGGACACAGCCGTTGCAGTGGCCAGCGCATTTACAACCAACACTGCAACCAACACCGGCACGCAAACGACACTGGTCATCAATGACCCCGGACACGGCGCTCAGACCGGCGACTTTGTGACTATCTCGGCTACCTCTGGCCCAGTTAATGGCGTCCTTGCGGCCAACATAAACGGCGAGCACCGGATTACGTACCTGACAACAGGTACGTACTCCATAGTTGTAACAGGCACAGCTTCGAGCAGCGGCACGCCAGCGGTCAGCGCTACGTTTGCCTACCAGATTACTACGGGCAGCGCGGTGTACACCGCAAACGTCGGTTGGGGCGCGGGGGGCTGGGGCGGCTCTTCTGGCCCAAGCGCTGCAACAACAATAAACGGCGGCACTCCCGTTACTGCGGTTTCTACAACCGCTATTACCGTGGTGTCCACAACTGGTTTTGCTGCCAGCGGGACAATTTATATTGACACTGAGGGTATTTCATATACCGCAGTAACGGCAACCACATTTCAGGGCACCATAACGCGTGGTGTATCCGGCACTACTGCGGCTGCACATGCAAACGGTGCCAGTATTTATCAATATCCTTCGTCAGCTACCGGGTGGGGTATAGCCGCTCCAACAGGTCTTGGTATCGGCCAACAGCTTCGTCTGTGGAGCGAGGCCAACTTCGGCCAGAACTTGGTGCTCAACCCACGAGGGGGTGCGTTGTACTATTGGGTGGTTGATAATACTCCAACGGTGTTTAACCGGGCGCAAATGTTAAGTTCCACTAACACCAACACCCAAAACGGAATCCAGTACTGGCTAGCAGACGCTTACTGCCCCACCATATGCAACTTTGTGATGGTCTCTGATGCATCGCGGTTTGTCATTGCGTTTGGCTGCAACGTGCAGGGCTCAACAACACTTGACCCACTGCTTATCCGCTGGTCTGACGCAGAAGACATACTTGTGTGGGAGCCACTGGAAACCAACGACGCCGGGTTCTACCGTTTAAGCAACGGCTCCGAGATTGTTGGTGCTATGCAGGCGCGGCAGGAGATTTTGATCTGGACTGACGCAGCGCTGTACGCCATGCAGTTTATCGGGCCACCGGATGCTTGGGGCTTTCAGATTCTGGCCGACAACATATCAATTGCCGGTCCCAACGCCATGACATCTGCGGCCAACGTCACGTACTGGCTTGGCTTAGATAAGTTCTACATGTACTCAGGCCGCGTGGAAACGCTGTACTGCCCGCTTCGCCAGTACATTTTTGGCGATATCAACTTGCAGCAGCAGTACCAGTTTTTTGCAGGGACCAACGAAGGCTTTAACGAGATTTGGTGGTTCTACTGCTCGGCTAGCTCCACCGTGATTGACCGCTACGTTATATACAACCACTTGGAGCGCATCTGGTCGTACGGCAACTTGACTCGCACGGCGTGGCTTGACACACCGCTGCGCAACTTCCCGTCGGCCACCGGGGAAAACAGCGGCAACGCCATACTGGTCTACCACGAGAACGGCGTCAATGATGCCTCGGTGAACCCGCCCGTGCCAATTAGCGCGTACATTCAGTCAGCGGACTTTGACATAGGTGACGGCCACAACTACGGGTTTGCTTGGCGCATGATTCCGGACATCACGTTTGACGGCTCTACCGTCAACAACCCGCAGGTCACGTTCACGCTGCGCCCACGGCAGAACCCCGGTGCCAACTACAACACGGCAGATACGCCCACAGTGACCAGCGCCCAGAACTACCAGAACCAACGGAACTACACGGTGCAGCAGTTCACCCAGATCGTTTACACGCGTATCCGGGGCAGGCAGATGGCGTTCAAGGTCAGCTCGGACGGGTTGGGTGTGCAGTGGCAGTTGGGCGTGCCCTCGCTCGATGTGCGTCCTGATGGTCGTAGGTAAAAACCCGTATGACACTGATCGTCACCTCTACCGCTGCGCTCACACGCGTTACGGCACCGCGCTTGCCTGCGGCT